GCATGGGTGCTGGTTATTCGGCTCCCTCCGTTTCCGCCAGTTACCCCCAAACGAGGGCAACTGAACCAAACCAAACCAAGCCGAATAACCATTGAAATCAAGCACTTAGCTTGGCTTCGATGCGGCTCTGGGCCAACAAACCCCACCGAACACAGCGCATCCACACCGCCCAGCGCCGGGTATTTTTCCGGGTATCCTTCCATAATTCAAATATGGATACCCGAAAATGGCTACAAACAAGCTCACGGATGCGCAGTGCCGACTGGCGAAACCCGGAGATAAAGCGCGCAAATTAAGCGATGGACATGGCATGTTCCTGTTCATCACACCCAAGGGTTCCAAGATTTGGCGCATGGCCTACACCTTCAATGGGCGCGAACAAACCGAAGTGTTGGGCCCGTACCCGCTGCTTTCCCTGGCTGATGCCCGGATAAAGCGTGACGAACTGCGCAGGCGCCTGCTGGATGGCGTGAGCATCAAAACCAAGGCGAAGCTGTCAATCCCGTTTAATGATGCTGCCCGGCTCTATTGGGCTGGCCGCAAAGATGTGTCCGAAGGCTACCGTTCCAACGCCACGCGCGGGCTTGAAATGCATGTTGAGCCGTTCATTGGCAAGGATCATGTGCACACCATCACCCGCGATGCCTTGCTGGCCTGCTTGAACCGGCTGGATGCTGCCGGTAAGCACGTCTACGCCAAGCGGCTGCGCGTCTGGTCTGGCCAGGTGTTCGATTGGTGCAAGGAGCAGCGCTACTGCACTGAGAATGTCGCAACCCAGATCGACCCTAAGAAAGCATTCGGCAAAAAGAAGGTGCGCCACCACGCAGCACTGCCATTGCGTGAAGTGCCAGACTTCCTGGCGCGCCTGGCCATGGAAAACGATCTGCAGTCAGTGCTGGCCAACCGGCTGATGGCATTGACCTGGGTCCGCACCAATGAACTGCGCTTCATGAAGTGGTCGGAGATCGAATGGGACGTGCCCCAGTGGCGCATACCCGAAGGGAAAATGAAGATGGCGCGCGAGCACATCATCCCGTTGTCGCGCCAGGCCGTGGATCTGATCAAAGTATTGAAGACCCGTTCAAGGGGCAGTGAATACGTGCTCCCACATGAATTCAGGCTGGACCGGCCCATGTCCGAGAACACCATTCTCTATTTGATCTACCGCATTGGGTACAAAGGCAAGATGACCGGCCACGGCTGGCGCCGGGTGGCCTCTACCTGGGCCAATGAGTCTGGCTACAGTGGGGACGCGATTGAGCGCCAATTGGCGCACGCTGATGATGATGAAGTGCGCGCCGTCTACAACACGGCGGAGTACCTGGCAGAGCGGCGCACCTTCATTCAGGACTGGGCTGATTGGCTTGACAGGCAAGAAGCCGGATCAATGGCTTGAAAACTTCATTTGACCACGCCCGGCGTGCCGCTACTTGTGTTGGTGTGAAGTAGCCGAAGCAGTGTTGTATTCCGCCATCTGCTGCTCGGCAAATAATAAGATCGTCGCCAACGCGCCAGCGCCCGGGCTCACTGCCATCATTTGAACAGCTTCCATCTGCGTATAGTTCTATCATCCCGGTTCCCTTCAAAGATTGATCCCAGCAGCCTCAAGGGTTGAAGGCTTCCATGCCATGGTGCGCATGCTGATCTTTACATCAGGCGGTGGGAGCTTGCCAGACTTGATCCAGCGCCGGATCGCCTCGCTTCCGACATGCAGCTTCTTGCACAGGTCAGTTCTGAATATGAGGGTTTCGTTCACTTCCAATCCTTATGCTTTGGGCATACCCAGGTCCTGATGCTCATGACCATGGTGATAAACCAGCCGTGGCCCTTGTCTCGGCGGCACCCGCACAGCGGGCAGTATCTGGTTGTTTTAGAATCCATAATGGGTTATTCCATGGCATGACTATTTACAATAGCATGTGCCTGCTTATGGTGTGGGTCACAAAGCCAAACAACACCTAGAGGGTTGTCATAGTCTGGGTGGTGTGCTTGAGAATTGTGATCTCCACACACCTGACACGGCCACCTGTCCAGTGTGTTCATGCGAATGGCATAAGAAACCGCATTGTGTGCAAGTAGCTTTTTTCTATGGTTCGCACGGTACTTTTTGGTAGCGCGCTGCCTAGCTGCTTTACCTTTTGGTGAGGCTAAATATTTCCGATTTAACTCACGACAATTTTCTGGGTTTGCTCTGTTCTTCATGACTTGGACCTCAGAAGGGAATATCTTCGTCGTCAAACCCACTCCCGCCTGCCGCCGCTGGCTGTGGCTTCTGCCGCGATGCTGGCGCCGCCTGCTGCTGCGGTGCACGCTGCGCGGGCTGGCCGGTGTTCGTGCCCCATGTGGTTTTGATCGCGCTGATTCGGCCGGCCACTTTCTTTCCAGGTGAGCCATCCCGCTTCTTGTATTCTTCCTCATGAAGCTTCTCGATCACTACGAACACCTGGCGCCCCTTGGTGAGATCGTCCACCATTCGCTTGGCCATGTCACCCCAGAGCCCGGCCTCGACCCAGAATGACATCCAGTTGCCGTCACGGTCCTTCTGGCCGACTTCAAATGCCAGGCTCAAGTTGATAACCGCATCGCCATTGGGTGTGTGCCTTAGTTCTGCATCGCGGCCAATGCGGGCCAGTCCTGAAAATATTGCTGTCATGATGGTTTTTAGTTGGTTAATGTTGCGACCACTCGCCGCAACTCTCTGATGATGAAACGGTTGGCGTAGACCACGAGTGCCTATGGAATGGCTTCTTCAAATTAAACAATACTGGTGGGTATCGTTTGCACGATCCAAGAGAATCACCTTCAAGCAAAACTTCCGAAGTATCTGGGTCTCGGTCATTTTCGCTATAGTATTTACAGTCCATACAATGTGTCATGATTTTCCTAATCTGAATAGTTCTTCTCAAAGATCCGTTCAAGGATCGTGATTTGTTTTTCCGTAAGGCTGCTGGTGTTGCGACCTTCTTGCGTCTTCTCAACGAGAGACTTCAGAAAGTCGTCTTCCCAGTCGCTGACATCCTTGGTCCCGATAAGACCAGAGCAGCGTTTCACCATGTTGTTTAGGCTTGCCATTACGTCCCCTCAAAATCTTCCAACCAGTCAACCAGTTGCTGAAAGTGCCAGAACTGAAACACTGGCATACGCTTCAAAACCTTGAGCACATCGTCTTTCTTACTTAGGCGAAGCAGCCCGCGCGCCAATTCAAGGCGGTGTTGCGCTCGACTCATTACGCAACACCCATGATTTAGATGCTCCCGTTGAAGACGATGCGCTCGGTCTTCTCAGCGATGAGGCTCCATACCGTATCAATGGCATCCTTCAGGATCTGCTTGGGCCTGATGATCTCGTACCACATCACCATCTTGGCATCGTTGATGCGATAGCGCAGGCGGCATTGAATCGCGTACTGCACGCCGTTTTCCAGCACCGGTATGCCGATAGAGAATTCTTCAGGGATCTGAAGCTGTCCCTTTGCCGCGGTGCCGCTGATTTCTTCCTCATAGGTCAACTGGTTCCGGCCATCAGACAGGCGGATACCGCTGGCGAAGTTGACCTTCTTCTTGGCCTCCAGCGTGCGGCTGATTTCCAGCATGTCCGCCGCCTTGGGGTCCACGATGTTGGGTAAGTTGTTTTCGATGAACTCGGCAAATGCTACCTGGCTCATTTGCTTGGCGTTGCTGCCCATCCAGGTATTCCACTCGTCCGACTTCTTGCAGTCAAATATGGCCTGGTGATCTTTCCAGCCCGGCTCATCATCCCCATGGTCATTGAACACGGCTGTGAACTTTGGCGGTTCGTAGCAACCGTAGATGCTCGTTTCAACAAATTTGTGCTTATTGACAAAGTTAATGAATGACGTGGTGTCACGCAAGACGGTCGTCCCGGTGCGGCGCATCGGATTGGTCATCAGGGGCTCAAGCGATACATGCTTGAATCCTTCAGGGACCACGATATAGGGGTGGCCTTGGATGTCGCGTGCTTCAGACAGAGCTACTCCAAGAGTGAATCCAACAGCACACTCATTGTTGGAGCTCTCGATATTTGTTTCTTCAGTCATGATTCTGGTTTCTTTCAATGTTTAGGGTAATTAACCGGCCACGCGGCGCAGTTCGCCGGTTTCCATGTCCACGGTGCGCAGGCCCTCAATGCTGAGTTGCTTGGGGTCGTCGCGGGTAAGGTTGTTTTCCGGCGTGACAAAGAAGATTGAGGAACCGCGTTCTTCCTTGGGCGCCTTGACCTTGATGTCGTCAAACACTTCGATCTGTCCGCCCTTGCCAGGCTTTAGTTGCAGGGTCAGCGTGAGAGCCCCGGCGCGCCCTGTTTCCGCACACTTGGCCGTGAGCTCGTTCATTTGCTTGGTGAGGTCTTCGACCAGTGTCCCGTAGCGCAATGCCACCAGGGTGTCGTTGAAAGGCTTGGGTCCTGCCATGGTTATTTCTCCTTAAAGTGTTGGAGGGTTGAGGGAATGGGGATCAGTCCGGTTTGACGTACTTGTCAAACGGCAATGACTTGATGTGCTTGCCGAAGTGAGTACCGATTGACTCGGCGCCCTTGAATGCGTCGAATGCTTCCTGCGTCACACCTGGGTAGTGGTACACCGCGCCCTTGCCGTGAGCGAATGTGACGGCCAGTGTCTTGGTGGCCGGGTCGTAGCCAACTTCCTTAACCTGGGAAGACTTCACCGCGGATAATGAAATATCCGGTATCGGTTTCTTGGTGACGTGATGAATGAAATGTTTGTGCATGTCGAGCTCCTTTGGTTGAGGGAATTGGTTATACCGATACGCCTTGCCGCACGCCGGTGATATGGCGGACAAGTGCATCGCAGATTTTTGGGAAATCAGATTCATGGAACAGCACAGCCGCGCGCTCCCTGCCTGCTGGCTCAAAGCCAAGTGACTTCAGGAAGTCTGCTGTCACCTGGAAGCCAAGCCGCGTGCAGATCTGGCCCAACTTGAGGTCTGGTGCTGTTGGTAGTGATGCCTGGATGATGCACACATCTTCAGCAAACGGAGCAACTTCGGCAACGACTGCCGGGCGCGCCTCTTGTGCTTTGGCTATGACTGCTTCGCTGGCTGCTTTGGCTTGCGCAATTTCAGCATCAGCGCGGGCTTGTGCTGCGGCTTCAGCCTTGTACTTTTCTTCAGCCTGGATACGCGCAATCTTGGCGGCTTCATCGGCCTTGTGCTCCGATATTCTGGTCTTGATGACCATGGCCAAGAACTCAGGCTCTTTGAGCGCAAGTGATGCCTGGTCATAGAAAAGGTGCCCGAAGCCTTCTTGTTCATTGATCGTCTTCAGGTTCAGCGCAATCTTGTCGGCCCATTCATTGGCCGCAATCTTGGAGCGCGCCAATTCCGTAGCGACCGCATCCCGCATATTCTGGAATTTGCTCATGCCCTTGATAGCGTTGGCAAAGTCGGCTCCGATGGCTGGAATCAGTTGGAGGCCGATACGCTTATTGCAAGCTGCGATGTGCTCATTCAATGCGGCCTGGCCATCCATCACAATCTCTTTGCGCAGATTGGTATCGCGTGTCTTGACGATGTTGGTCAACTCCAGTCTGACACGGCGGGCTTCTTCGGAAATGTCAGTGATGGTCTTGAACAGCACATCAATGCTCTGCGTTTGGCTGAGAGCATGTTCTTTGGCGGCTTCAAGTCGGCCCTCAATGTCGCCTGCCCACTTGATCGCCTTCTTGGCATCTGCAAAATCCTGATCTGTGACCAGTTCACGGTTGACGCTGGCAAACACTGCCATGGCATGTGCCTTGTACTCTGCCAGGTTACTGGCCGTGACCTTGCCGGTGACCTCGATGTGCAATGCAGGCAAGGTTTCAGGCGTGCGCCCGACTGGCTGAACTTCCACCACTTCAGGAACAAAGGTTTCCAGATCAACAGCGAACTGGTTCCAGCCCGCCATGATAGATTTGCGCAGTTCAAGGTTTGGCGTGTACCAGCAGTGGTGCATTTCAACAAGTTCATCGCCGTCCCACTGACTGGCTGTGAACAATACCTTTTCAGCGCCAGATACAGCCAACTGCTGCTCCATTTGGATCTGATACATCAGGTAAAGCTCTGCACCGACACAGCCCCTGGCCATGGTTGCAGCTAGCTCTGAGTTGAGCGTCTTGTGCTCCCAGGCAATGCTATCGTCCATGGTCAAGCCGTCGAAACTGGCACTCAGCATGCCATCACTGCCAACTTGTGGATACAGATCCTCGCCAATTTCTTTCTCTGCATACGGCCTGGCCAATGCTTCAAACCGGTGACCATCGTCAAAACGCTCTTGCGTCATTGCGTCAACATCCGGCAAGATTCCGGTCTTGATCTGCTGCAACAACTCGGTTCGCGTGGTGAAGGGGGAAACGCCCATCATGGCTGCGGCGTCACTGGCGTTGAAGTGCTCCCGGCGATAGGCCAGCCACTCCGGAGATCCTTGAATAAGTTTGTGAACCTTCATGGTTTATTCTCCTTGGTTCTCAGGTGTCACGGTCGCGCGGATCATGGCGAGTTGATCATCAGTGAGCGTAGCCTTGCTGCTTGCCGCTGTGATAACGTCCTCGGCTGACTTGCGACCAGACTCAATCAGGCCGCGCCACTTTGGCAGTTCCTTGGAAAACTGCTCGTCGGTGTAGGCCGGGAGAACAGTGGCCGCTGGCGGCGTGATCTCTCCGGTTTGTCCATCCACCACTTCAAACCATTCGTTCGGATAGCTCATGCCATCTTTCAGGCTGGCGTACACCTTGCGAAGTGCCACGATCTGGGCTGGCTGTATCGCATCAAGGCGGCGCTGGATACGCTTTTCGACTTGCTCTTTCGTCACACCAAAGGCCGCGAATGCCTGGACCAGCTTTGCAACAGCCTCTGGGCTGGTATCGGCCTTGGCGTGCATCGTTGTTTCGCACTGGTTGACAGCCGCCTCTGTGACATCACCAGGTATCACCGCAAGGATGCAGGCCCGAAGACGGCGGCTACCTTGGTTGGCGACCAACTCATAGATCTCGCGCGGGTCTTCAATCTTGTAGCTTCCCTTCTTGGTGTGGCGTGTGTGCGGCACCTGGAAAGTTATCTCGCGCCGGGTGTTGGTTTCAACATCCCAGGCATAGGCCTGTACAGTGCTTTCGCCATTTGTCTGGCTGAGCTCTCGCATGCCGAACTGCATGTTTCCCCAACTCTGTGCCATGGCTTCAGCCAAACGAATGCTAGGCCCGCTCACATTGCTACCGCCTTTTGCATAGCTATACACAGCAGCTTCTGCCAGGCTTGGCCGGGTGCAGGAATTCAGAATGCGGTCCATCGCCATGCGTTGATCGCGCGGGTTTGCCCTGGCAATCATCATGGCCGCTTGTACTTCAGCAATGGCGCGGTGCTGATCGCTTTGCGCAATCGCGTTGTTAGCAGCCTTCGGTGCGGCTACCGCAAATGGGTTGTTTTCACTCATGGTTTACTTTCAGTAGTTGGGTGGAGAAAAAGCGTTTAGTCCTTGACCATCACGCGAATGGTGTCGGTCTGCTTGAGAAAAAGGGTCCAGGTTTCATCGTTGGCGCTGAACATGATCCAGCCGTCCGTGTCGCATTCGTCTATCTGCTCGATAGTCACGGTGTAGCGCGGGTTATCGAACATGATCACGTCGCCCACCTTGACATCGCAGGCGCGGGTGGATTTGTAGGGGGCTGCGAATTCGGTGTTCATGCTGGCACCCCGCACAAGCTGTAGGCTGGCACTTCCTTGATCTCAAAGCCGAAGGCCATTGCAGCCCGGTCGAGATCGCCATTGTTGAGTGTCTTGGTCCCGATGAGATCTGCCAGTGCTTTTGCTGCTTCGTTCACCGGGTATATCTTGAGCGATCCGTAGACGCTCTTTACTGCTACTTCAATCACGACTTTCATTTCCTGACTCCTTGTTTAATTCCTGACACAGCTAGATTCTAAGCATAAAAGGATTGCACGTAAACCCTTTACGGATATTTTTCAAGAAATATTTTCAGCACGATTCCAACGGTTGCAAATCTCACGCGCGTTCTCCAGTGTCGTGAACTTGGCGCCTAGCTTGTCTGGGAAGTGCAGGCAGTTGAAGCCTTCCTTGTTGCAGACACAATGCCAGCCGCCTGTTTGCGGATCTCCTTTGAAGCTCTCGACATGGTAGGGCGGGTGGGCAAAGCCTAGGGTGGGAGTGGCGGTCATTCCGACTCTCCTTTGCGGATAGCGCAGTCATCGTTTGAACACTTGAACCAAGCTTGCATTTCGTGCAATGCATCCTCCAGCGTTTGATAACAGGCCGTATCCCAGCAATCTGGATAGTGAAAGCTGGCGGCTAGGTGCTCCCGTTCATCCGCCCGAATGCGTGCGCCGTAGTCAAGGAGTTGGGCTTCGGTGTAGCCAACATCATTAGCAAAACCAAGGTATCCGCATTTTTTGCAAGCTGGATTCGCAGCAGATATGTCCCCAGCACATTCATTACTTAGGCATTTTGTGCAGAAGAAGTGGCGCGGTTGCTTTGGCAGCGCAACATCGCTGCTGGTCAGGTGGGCAAGGACTTCCTGTTGCTGTTTAGGTGTTCCGTGCTGCAGCATCACAGACATGATCTGGTCGCTAGTTAGCTTATTCATTCTGTCCTCCAGAGTGGATCGAACACCGTATCCAGTTCAAACAAACTGCCGTTGACACAGACCCTACCCAATAACCACGAATTGCAACCGTTCTCGTTATGGTTCATGCACACCCGGCAGTCAGGCTTGACCTGCTCCATCGTCACCGGGTGGTCAAGCAGGGAGAGGGCTTCGTCACAAGTGAATGCGTTATTAGCAGAGCGGACTTTCTCCAGCGCATCACGCACCTTTTGCACTTGTTCGTCGGTGTAGGTTTTCACGACTTAGTTCCTTCTTGCCACCATTCAATCCATGCGTCCACATCAATACAGTCCAATATGTCGAACTCAATCATGAAGCGGTCGGGGCCAATGTCGTTTATATCGAGAGTGGGTTTCTGCATGACAAAACCTCTACGGTTATGCTGATACTGTCCAGCCTTATGTATCTCTAGCAGTTCGCCCCTCGTCCACCCTTTCGGCACGTAGCCGGGTTTGAGCATGTTCACAGCCCGTTCCCCCTTGTGACTTTCACCACAGCGAAAATGATCATCATGACTACCCACACGCCAATAATGAATCCCATCCAGAAGTCGCTCATGATTTCCTCGCTCCCATCATTGCGTCGGCCTGCTGGTACGCCCACTCTGCGCGTTGTGCAAAGGTAAACCCGTCTGCGCCTTTTTGGTTGGTAGCTGCGGCCTGCATCGCCTTGGCTGCAAAGTAGTCGCGCAGAGTCATACCGGGGGTGCCCCAATTATGGTCAAAGTTTGCTTCCGTTACGGGGAATGCTGGTTCGTTGCTCATATTTACTCCAATCCTAATTTCTTAAGCCTCTCGGCCAATGTCCCAAACCCCGGTTCGTAATACCGTGGTTCCCGTTCTGGCTTCATCAGCTTGGGCCTGCCGCGTCCGCGCTTTGGTGGCGTGGTGTCGGGTTTGTGTACCAACGGTTCCCACACCTTATTCATTTGGCAATCTCCATGTCCATTGAAGTTTTGGCCCCTTGATAGAAATCTTTGGAGCCAACTTCCCAGATACCCTGCCCTGGTACTGCATCGTTCTCAGGGTAGCCATAACATCACACACTGGGCGCCCAACTAGGCAGGCGATCTCCCAGGTGAAAAGACCTGGATCCTTGGCGATGGTCTTCAGCAGCATCTTCTGCAGTTCACCGCTGTCAGTCCTGGTCCTCTTTTTTACTGGCATGCGATCCATCGGGCTCGGACCAATCCAGATTGATGTGAAGCTCATCCAACAATTCCCCAGGCGCATGCAATCACCAGCAGCGCAAACGCCACCAGGCCGATAGCTGCGAACAAGTTGCGCGCGTATCCAACCAGATCATCAAAGAATGTCGTTTCCATGGTGATCTGTGGCATGTAGTCCCGCAAGTCGGTAGGCTTCTTCATGTCCGCTCCCAAATCAGCATGAACAAACTCACCACGATCACGATGACGCTGGGGTATATGACAACCTTGTCCTGCCAGTCCATCGGTCTATTTCTTTCTTGCATTGAATGCTCCTAATATGGTTTGTAGGATAACGGATAACGGTTATTTGTGAAAATGATTTGGTGATGTGTCTGGGCTACTTTCACCTTTCAAGCTACACCGGCTATCGCCTATCGCTACTGGCCGGGTTGGTTCCGGCAGATTCAGTCATGCAGACACATCAATAAATTACTTTGGAAAGCCCCGTAGGGCTTGCCGCTGGGATCAGGCCAGGTACTTGCTCAGTGCCGCGCTGTCGAACGTCGCGCCAGCAATAGCGTTCTGGGAAAGCTGGGATTTCAGGTCGTCCTTGTCGTAGGCGGCAGTGATCATCCAGCCGTCTTTGTGATAGACCTCAAAGCGATTGACGTTGTAAGTGATCGTGCAGCCGGTACGGTCTTCTTGGGAAAGGTTCAGCTTTTTCATTTCCTGACTCCTTAGTAAATTTTGCAAACATCTTCCGGATAACCAAAGGTCATGCGCTCAACTTCAATGTTGGTAGCGGTGCCGCCGTTTGAGTAGTAGGCGTTGCTCGCCATTGACTCATTGGGAGCGGTAACAAGGGCAAGCACATCCCGGCTCACCGCTTGCCGGATCTTGTAAAGATTTCTTCCTGCACAAATCATTTCCTGACTCCTTGTTAATTCCTGAACACAAGGAGATTATTAACCGTTTTAGGTTATCGTGCAAGTCTTTTATGCATAGTTGCAACAGGGCAACGAAAATTTATTTGTTAGGCGGTGGCTTTTTCGACTTGACCTTGTTGGTCATCTTGATGAACGCCATGACGATGTGCTTGTCGTCAGCTTTCAACTTTCGCCATGCGCGCAGCAACTCTAATTCATCATAACTAGGCGTTATTTGAAGCTCTCTCCCATCATCCTCAAGCTGGGTGATCAGGGATTCTGGCGGCACTCCAAACGCTTCAGCCGTGATTTCAAGCACATCCAGGCCAATGTGTACCTGCTTGGAGAGCATGCGCTGAAACGTGGATTGCGATAGCCCAGTGGCTTTGTGCAGCTTGGTCTGGGTGTCCAGATCAGGCCGGTTTCGCATCAGATCAGTGAGGCGTACAGCAAGAATTTCATTGAGTTGCATGGCATTGCAAGTATTCCACAAATGGGTAAACTACAATCGGTTTTGAAAATATCCAATTGTGGTTTATGATCGAGCATATGAAAAAAGAAACTGTCTCCAAATACCTGCTTCGCCGCTTGGACACAACCCAGGTGCCGCACTGCAAAATAGCATCTGAATCCGGCATTGCGCAGGCAACGATCTCGCGTATTTCGTTGCGTAAATCCTCGCCACGCCTGGATATTGCTGAAAAGCTGTTGGCCTGGTTCGAGCGCCACGACAAGGCCGCGATAAAGAAATCAGCATCCGTCATCCCCAAAAGTGCAGGGCGCCAGAAGGTCAGCCGTTCCTCTGCTGCAGCCCCGGCCCTCGGTTAGGACACCGAACAGGATCACGACGATGGCCACGGCCTGGGCGATCTCCCAAACCGTTTTACCGGTGATGGGGATGGATTTCGACCTTGCTCCATACAGGAACAGGCAAGCCGCCGCCCAGGCGACAAGCGCGAATTGACCCCAAGCCCAGTTATCCATGAAAGAACTTCCTATGGCAAACGACACCACCACGATGTTAAGCCGGGCATCCGGCAAGACTGAAATCAGGTTTGAGGTCGATTCCAAGGAGCTCGCTGTTCTGGATGGCCACTGCTCTGCTGAAGGGGTATGTCGAACGGAAGTCATCAAGGAGCTGTTGGTTGATTGGAGCCGAAAGCGTTTGAATTCAGCAATTGTTATTTGCCGGGTGGCTGGCGTCAATCCGATGCAACCGGATGGGAGTCGGAGTGCAAAAGAATGACTCTCGATTGGGTTGCCAGGAGCCTGGCCAACCGTCCGGGTTCGCTGAACCTGGATTCCCCAAGGTACAACCCGCGGCCGCCAGGGATTATTCGACCAGGCAGTGGAACCGATGTGGTGTTGTGCCTTTTCAACTGTCACCCAAAACAGTGGTTCAGCTTTTCAAACCTGGAGTGGCACACCAAGCTGTCGCGCCAAAAGATAAGTTGGGCCTTGATCTATCTGCAGGGTCGCGGAGATATCGTGTCATCCGTTGGGGACGACGAGCGCAGCTGCCGCTATTTCCGCTACCGGCTTGCCAAACACGGGGGTAACTCATGAATCAGATCTCTCTGGACCTTCAACCGCGCCCGATACCGTATCAGCGCCACTCACAGACCAGCAAGGACGCCGCCCTGCGCATGGCTCCGCGCGCCGGCACAAAACGGGCTGAGCTTTTACTGTTCCTGCGTGACCAGGGGGCCGCTGGCGCCACGGACGAGGAAATGCAGTATTCAGTACCCATGTCGGCCAATACGCAGCGCCCAAGGCGTGTGGAGCTCGTTCAGGGTGGCTATGTCGTTGACAGCTTACGAACCAGGAAAACCATCAGCGGTGATGAAGCCGTGGTTTGGATCGCCATCGGGAAAGCTGTATGAAATTTGGACCGGCTAGGAAATGGGTAGCTCCCAGGACCGAAAGGGCGCCTCACCACCGCCTTGCCGTGATCCTCTATGTGGTGTGTTGTTTTTGGTGAAAACGTATGGCACGCGCTCGCAACATTAAACCAGGGCTGTTCAGGAATGAGATTCTTGGCATTGCTGACCCAATCTACACCATTGCCTTTGAGGGGCTATGGATATACGCAGACCGTGAGGGTAGGTTAGAGGATCGGTCTATCCGCCTGAAGGCCGACATATTTCCGTACCGTGATGTACCCATGGAATCAATCCTTGATTGGCTCCACAAAAACGGGTTCATCGCCCGTTATGAGGTCAATGGATGTCGGTTCATACAGGTGTGCAATTTCAGAAAACACCAGAACCCACACATCAAAGAAGGTGTAAGCACCATACCAGCACCATGCGAATCTAGTTCAGAACCAGTTAAGCACAGTGCAAGCACAGTGCAAGAGCCGGATATTCCGGAGCGAGCCGGGCGGATTCCGGATTCCGGATTCCTGATTCCCTTAACTGATATACCGCCCATGGAACAAGCGAAATCTGTGGATAAGACGGTATCTGTGGATAACTCGGTAGACCCGGTTGTTGTTTTTCTTCAAAGCCAGGGAATCCAAATCCCAAATCCAGACGACCCAGCGTTCAAACGATTGCGATCACAGGGGGCCGACATGGGGTACTGGCAGCAGGCCGCTGACATCGCCATCGGAGCCGGTAACACCGGTTTTAGCTACGTTCTTGGAATTGTGAAAAACAAGCTGGCCAAGGACAACGTGGCGAATTCAACGGTTCCAAGCCAACCAGGTCGTGACAAGACATTGGCAAAGCTGGATGCTGAAAAAGGGCTGGTAAAGCCGCCAGACGATGGCATGAGAAAAAAGTTGTTAGAGCTATCTGTCGCGGCAAAACGTGAGCAGTTCTCCAAATCCCTGCATTCGCAACCTTAAAGACCAAATGCACAAAAGCGAAATAGCACTATGCGATCCATTCAACACCCAACTGCAACACCTGGCCGCGCTGGCCAGGGTACCTGGATTCAAGGCTCACGCCTGGCACCGAGCACTGGACCTGTCCAAAGACCCGACCAAGCTATGGCTTGGCCTGCCGGACGCCCTCACTGCGGTAATGCGTTCAGAGTCCGCCCACCAGAGCCCGGAGAAACCCCGCTGAGCCCCGAGGAAATAAAATTCCTGCACTTGGAGCATGCGCTGTGATACGGATGTCTGAACGTGAGGCACGCAAGCTATCGGCTTTGGTCACCGCACCGCCGCGGGTTCTGATGACCCGCGACCAGGCATATGCCCAGCGCAGCGAGCGCAAGAACAAAAACAAGTTCGGCAACATCAAGGTGACAACCGATGACGGAGAAAAATTCGATAGCCGGGCTGAATATCGGCGTTGGTGTCAGCTTCTGATCCACGTCAAGGCAAAGCAGATCACCAGGCTCCAGCGCCAGATTCCCTATGTCCTGGTGGATCCATTGGTCGCGCCGGATGGCACCAAGCTGCGTGGCGTGACCTACATCGCGGACATGCAGTACCTGGACGCCAACGGTGATCTGGTCGTTGAGGATGTCAAAGGGGTGGAGACTGCCGAATACCGCATCAAGAAAAAGCTGATGCTGGAGCGTTATGGCATTTGGGTGCGGGAGATACGGTCGTGATAGAGAAGCTGAAAACCTACTGCTTCTGGCATACCAGCGCGCTGTTGGATCCGATGTTTCGAGTTGACATTGGAACGAACAAGAAACTTCCGGCCGACCGTTCATGCCTTTCCAGCCGTGTCCGTGGGTTGATCTGGTTCAGCATCTACTTCAATCGCCGGATGATCAGCTTCTACCTGGCGCACGCTCCGCACAAGGTCCTGCCAATGGGGATGAGGAAGGTTCCATTCGTTCGGTACGAGGAAAGTCCCAAGGGGAAGGCGAAGATTACGAGGGCGGTGATATGACTAAAGACCAGATCACGCTAGCTACGCACCTTGCGCGCTGCATATTTCCACCTGGTACTGCAACCAAGCGGTTCGCCAAGGATATAGCGTTTCGTGCAGGACTGTTTGAACCAAAGCCGTTGACCGAGAAGCAGGCGGAGTATCTGCGCACCGCGGTGATCCGGTTCCGGCGCCAGATTCCGTGTGATGTGGTGGCGCTTGCCAGGTCATTGGAGCCTGTAAGTGGCTAAACCAGGCGAACTGACACCCAAGCAGGCCGCATTCGTGCGTGAGTACCTGGTGGATGGGAATGGCACCCAGGCGGCTATTCGCGCTGGGTACAGTGCCAAGACTGCGGGGGCAATAGCTGTTGAAAACCTCACTAAACCTCTAATTGCCGAAAAAGTAAGGTCCGCAATGCAGGTTTCGGCTGCCAAGACCGAGACTGAGGCCGAATGGGTGCGCCGCCGACTCAAGGAAGAAGCTGACGATTTCAGCGAGTTTGCCAGTCACAGCGCGCGCATCAAGGCTATCGAGTTGATCGGCAAGATCAACGGGGTGTTCAAGGAGGACAACGAGCAGAAGGCCACTCCATTGATCGCTCTGGCTGCCACGATTCAAGGCCACGTTGCAGGGCCCGGGCAGTTCTCAATCGAGGATGATGATGGCGCCTGACGAGAAAGCAGCATTCGACGAGATCTCAGCCAAGCTCAACGATCGCAAGTGGCGGCTCACATCCGGCCAGCTTTACAAGATCATCGTCAAGGGTGACGACGACGAGGACGGCGACGGCCTGGTGCTTCCGTTCATCCCGAACCGGGCTCAACGCCGGTTCATGGCCAGGATGCATAACCGCAATGTCATCCTCAAGGCCCGCCAATTGGGTTTTTGTCTTGATCCAGCTACCAGAGTGCTTACCGCTGATTTGCGATGGATAGCGATTTCAGATCTTGCTGAGGGCGACGAGGTAGTGGCAGTCGATGAATATGCATCTGGCGGAAAAGGCCAAGCACGGCGCATGCGAACAGCAACGGTGCAGGCTGCCGTGAAAGTGGAGCGTCAAGCCTATCGGATCACGTTTGATGATGGTAGAAGCGTTGTGTGCACAGGTCAGCATCCTTGGCTATCACGAAAAGCAGGTACTGAATCAACCTGGAGAGCAATCGAGGAACGTGATGGATTGATTGGCCGATTGAAAGTAGGGACGCTGGTTAGATGGGTTGCGAAGCCATGGGAAAACCCAACGGTAGAGGATGGATGGTTCGGTGGGATGCTTGATGGCGAAGGCGCCATGTCAAAGAGAAATTCATCGGCTGGGATCAATGTTAGCCAGCGTGAGGGCCGTGTTTGGGATCGCCTGGTTTCCTACTGCGAGAAACGCGGATACAGCCACTGCATAGAGAGCGATAAAGCTGAACGTCTGAGCAAATATGGAAAGGTCCCAGTTCCAAAGATCGCATTTGGCCGCATGGATGAAATGTTCCGTGTTATCGGACAAACTCGGCCTACTCGATTCATTGGTAATAGATTTTGGGAAGGTAGAGAGCTTCCCGGGAAAAGAGATAGCGGGACAGGTTGGGCGCGCATTGAGAAAATTGAATTACTCGGTGTGCAGCCTATGGTTGACTTGCAGACATCGACCGGGACCTATATTGCTGAAGGTTTTGTGTCGCATAACACGACTGTCATAGCCATCATGTGGCTTGACACTGCGCTGTTCAGCCTGGACCCGATACGCTGCGGCATCATCGCCCAGGACAAGGAAACAGCCGAATCTATTTTCCGGGATAAGGTGAAGTTTGCCTATGATCACTTGCCCGACTGGGTTCGGGAAATGCTGCCGCTCAAGCGTGACACCATGAAGGAACTGGTGTTCGCCAAGAATGGATCCAGCATCCGGGTGGCAACCAGCGTGCGCGGCGGGACTATCCACCGGCTGCATATCTCGGAGTTCGGGAAAATCTGTGCCAAGGCGCCGGACAAGGCCAAGGAGATCGTGACAGGCTCAATCCCCGCGGTGCCAAAGTCTGGCATGCTGATCATTGAGTCAACCGCCGAAGGGCAGGAAGGCGAGTTTTACAAGATCACCCAGCGGGCACAGGCCCTGCACGAAAAGGGTGATGTCCTGACCCAAAAGGATTACAGGTTTCACTTCTTCCCGTGGTGGGAGGCTCCTGAGTACGAGCTCGACCCGGAATCTGTGGTGTTCACGGAAGCCGACAACAAGTATTTCATCGAGATTGAGGCCCAGATCCATCGGGAATTGAGCCTGGATAAGCGCGCCTGGTACGTGGCCACGCGCAATTCAGACTTCAGCGGCGACCCGACTCTGATGTGGCAGGAATACCCGAGCACGCCAAAGGAAGCGTTTCAGGTGTCCACTGAGGGCTGCTACTACTCCACGCAGTTGGCCCTGGCGCGCAAGCAGGGTAGGGTGCTCAAGACCATTCCCATGGTGTCGTCGCCGGTCAACACGTTCTGGGACTTGGGTCGAGGCGATATGACCAGCGTCTGGTTTCATCAGCGTGTAGGTCCCGAGAATCGTTTCATCCGGTACTACGAAAACAGCGGAGAGGAAGTCGATCACTACGTCAAGTACCTGCAAGGGCTTGGCTTTATCTGGGGCAAGCACTACCTGCCGCATGAGGCCGATTACAAGCGCCTGGGTGAAACGCCGGACCTGAATCTATCCATCAAGGAAATGTTTGAGCGGCAAATGCCTGGTGCGAAGTTTGAGATCGTGCCGCGGATCACCAACATCAATTTTGGTATCGGCTCAACCCGCAACGTGTTTTCGTCCTGCTTGTTCGCTGAAGACGGTTGTGCTGATGGCCTGGCCAGGCTGGGCGGCTACAAAAAGGAATGGAACAAGATGACCGGCTCATGGAAGGACAACCCGCTGCACGATGCCAACAGCCACGGGGCTGATGCGTTTCGCCAGTTCGGCCAGGTGGCTGATGCCGGTGAGTCTTTTGCCTCGGGCGGCCTGCAGTCTGCTGCTGGCAACAGGTTTAAGCGCAAGGGCTCGCCGATGTCGGTCTGATTTTCGTACCAATCATGCCAGAGTCACCCGAAATTCTCGGAGTGACTGATGGCAATTTGTATCGACACAAG